AGAGTGACAGTTGTTTCTGTCCACCCCCCTATATCACACAGTTCTCCATATGCGAACCCCTAATTTTCCGTCCTCTATTCTGACTTGACTTTCAGTCTGCCAGCCCTTGGCGGTTGTTATTTTCTTTGCTTGCTCTATCGCCGCCTGGGTGTTTACACACAAGATAAACACAGAGGCACTTGTTACCATGTTATCCCAATTGACTATAATCCGTACTCCATCAGGGCTCAGATCATTCGTCTTGAGTATTCCCTGTCTTATTTTCATTCTCTATCGAACAATCCACAGCTACAACGTGAGTCACAGGTAAGTTCATGTGTGTACCTTTACTCAAGCGCATCTTAGTGCTTGTCGCTCCTAATTTTGTTTTAAGGTCATGTATGAAAGAATTGTAGTTTATCTGTTGTTCTCCACACCACGCCTTCAATGGTTTGGGTATTAGGTACACACGTTTTAAATCTGTCTCATATCGTGCAACTAGCTTACCCCTTGGGAGTGCTTCTGGTATTACAAGCGATACAATATCTCCCTCTTGTTTCCGTAGATCATCGGTACTTTTAATCCACAGCACGTTGCTCCAATGCTCATGTATGTAGTCATTCAAGGTTTCTTCCACAGATATACTCATATCCGCAACCTGTCGCTTGTTCTCTTTTAATCGTTCTATAATCCACGAAAAGACCTTTGACGTATCATACTGAATAAGCCCCGCGCGTTTTGCCATTATCAAACCTACAATAGTCGAGGTTGCGAGGACAGACCAATAACGATTTTCAGCGGTCAGATGCGCCTTGCGATCTACAATCTCCTGTACTTCTTCAAGGAGCTTAATAACTGCATCTAAGTTACTCATAATGTACTGGATGTATACCTTACCAGCGTGCCCATAGTTGTTCTGTATGGCAGAGCTGAAAGAGTCAGTCTCTTCTTTAGTTTCAAAATGTATACGGCTAACTCTGCATTCTAGTATTCTTTGGGCTTCTGCTTTTGGCATAGCCTTTATCATACTAATCCGCTCCACAATACTTGTGTTACCTGTAGTTACGGCGAGTAGCTTCCATGCGTCTCCACGAGCACGTTCAGTATTGCTATTAGCAGACATCCGCCCTCGTTGGCGGCCACCTGTAAGCTGGTAGGCAAGGTTTGATAACTCCTTACCGTGTGTGTTGGTAAGTTCGTCCATGTACAGAGGTAAGTTATGGTACACCTCGCCACGGTTCATCTTTGTGTTAAACGTATCTCTCTCATGGATAATTAAATCATCAGGGCTACCCCATACAGATACCCCCGCTTCCATTGCAGTTGTCTTACCTACACCTGATTCTTTACTGTATATATGCAATCCTGCACAATGTATTGGTAAGAACTGCATAAGAGGAGAGCCAAACGACGTTCCCACTACAAATTGATGTAACTCAAAGCCGTCTCGGTTGTAGAAGTTTATCGCTTCCTTCCACCCCTCTAAAGAACCCTTCGGCTCAAAGGATGGAAACAACCCTACAGTTTGAGAGGAGGGTGGGTTAAAGTCTACCCTGTCTTTAAATATCTCTTGGTTACCAAGTACAAAAGATTTACATTCGTCATTCGACCAACCGAACTGTCTGTGCGCTTCATCAGCTTCGCTCTGTGATTGTAATTCGTTTACCCATGTTGTTGTATACTGCATTAATTCATCCATCCTCGCTATCGCTATGCCTTGCATAGACAATTGTTTACGTAGTTCTTCTTTGGATGTTACCGCCGTAAGTGGTACTGTAAACTCCCTAACTCCGTCTTTTGGGAGATGTAGCCGCATAACGATAGCCTCTCCAAGCTCTACATCTCTAAGCCTCCTAACAACATACAGGTCGTTATGGTATATCTGCCTATGTTCTTCCTCCCCATCAGCACCTTTAACGCTTACATATATACCGCCGTTAACACCCCTAAAGTACGGTGCGGGGTAGTCTGGTATATCTGGAGCGCTTTGCGCCTGCTTTACTACACGACCTAATGATATAGGAGATTTTATCTTGCCCCAATGTTTACAGTTTGTACAGACGTCAGGGTTATATTCGTCAAACCTATTGCAAAGGTACGGCCCTTTTATAAGAGACACCTTCTCTTCTGTTAACTTTTCATCGTATCCTTCATGCCCTTTTGACATAAGATCAATGGCTTTATCACTGTCAGCACAGAACTTCGCTATAGATAGCCCTGCTCTCCACATAGGTTCACTTATAGTTTCTTTGTTCTGAATTATATTCTTTAACTGTTCACATCCATTACCGTTTATAGTCTTAGATAATATGATCTTAAACTCAGTGTCGGAGTTATCCATAAACAAAGAAGCTACAGAGTTAGGTGTCATTTTCTTAGGAACTGGTATACTATCTCCACCAAGTAACTCAGAGAACTGATCAAAATCTACCAACTCATTAGTTGGTGTACCGATAAAACTTACTTCTTTAGCAACACCGTTCTTATAGTTATGTGTATTTGGTACGCGTAGTATCCTAGCAACATCGGCTGTAACTACAGGGTCAGCTAAAAGCCCGTGCTCTACACACAGTTTCTTGAAGCGCATTGCTACAGGTAACCAATCGTCAACTATTACTGACTCAGACAACAACCAATATACGTGCACCCCGTTACCAGAACTCACCATAACAGGTTTAGGTAAAGATAGCGTCTTACAAAACTGACTCAGATCTGTAAGCGCGTCCTTTTGAGTAGCGTATTCTTTGCTCGGCCCACAGTCTAGATCAAGAAAGAATGACCTAATGTTCTTTACGTTATCTGCCTTACGTGATTGACCTGTCTTAAATGTAGACAGACCGAAGTATATATCAAATCCTTGTCCATCTAAGTCTTTAGACGCATCTACTACTGCATCTATTGAAGGGTATAGTTTCTGTATTCTACGTTCATCGCTAAAAGCACATACGCAGTAAAAACCATCATCACCTAATACCCTCTTTAAAAATGTTTTTGTTTCCATAATATCCACCCACTAGTGCCGAAAGACACCACGACAGGGACATCGACGAATATCCTTTTTGGTATAAACCTAGTCGTGGCGGAGTTCCATCGGGTGTTAGTCGTCCCAAGCATCAAGTACGGAACTCAAGTCGTTGTCAGCCGCGGTGGGTGGTGGAGCTGATTTCCTAACAACTTTCTTTGGTTCTTCTACTACCTCTTCGTCAAAGTCATCTACGGGTAACGTAACCACGTTAGATTTCTTAGCAGGTTCGGAGAAAGGATTGGCATCTTCTATGGTAAAGCCACCATCTACCGTGCCAAACGGGTTGTATTCGTTTCGTGCGGCGAGTTTAATAACCTGTACGGCGCGTAACCTTAAACTCACATTTTGCTTCCCACCAAAGTCATAGGGGTTAAATTGTACAGCAACATTAACAGTACTACCTGTTGTTAGTTGAAAATCAGAAGCTAACTTGTTACCTTGAGAGTCCAACTGCATAGGTGGCTTTGTTAAACCTGTGCTGTATTTTCCTTTTAAAGTAGCCTTACCAGTATAAGTACCGTCATCGTCTTTAACAAAAGGGTTTGCCAACTTTTCAGCCCAGTCCTTCTTTTTGTTAGCCGCATACGCTTTAGACATCTCCATAAATAGAGCCTTCGCTACAGCGTTGTCCATACGGAACTGTATAGAATACTCCGCATCTTTTTCTGAAGGGTCACAAGGCATACTTCTTTTTATCGGTGCAGGTTTAAACACATAGGTAGTGTCAATTTTAGGCCACAGTGCCTCTACGTTTTCAATAATATACATCTCAGTCATTTTCGCTCTCCTTAAGAGGTTTAGGGTTTTATATGTCGTCATCCAAATCAATATCTGCAATGATATCGGTTGGTTCTTCGAAGTGTTGATCCCACTTACTTGTGGACTCACTTTCTTTCTTTTTATTAGTTAGGGCAGAGGATACATCACCAACATTAAACCTATAGGTGCTACCTATTTTAATATAAGTATCTTTAGGTATGTGGTTCTGCCTTACCCATGCTCGAACAGTAGATATAGAAACAGAGAAATGTTTTGCTACATCTTCAATTGGTACAAATGGTTCACTCATTACACTGCCTCCTTGCATCCAAAGTCGTTAAATGGCGTATAAAAGGTGTCAGGGTTCTTAAACGAATCAAGAATAGTTTTTAATTCTTTAATGTGTCGCCCCGCATCTTCCTTTGTAATTGGCAGGTTAACGCCAAAGAGTATTGGGGATACAAAATTTACCCCCGCAGAATAGGCAATCACTTGTGCTTCTTTCGCCATTGCTTGGATCTTCATAACCTGCCTCATTGTGGCTGTAGTTTCATGTACATTTATAACATTTTTTATAGTTTCTTGTTTATTAACACTCATTATTTTTTCCTTACAGAAATTACAAATTCCTTGTCGATCTTCAAACCGTCTGGAATTGTGTTTGGGTTTTCTTCTAGGAATTGTTTGATGTTAGTGGTATTAAGACGTTTGTCAAGAAACTCTGGCACGTTATGCTCCATAATAAATTTGTGCATAGCCTCCCAGTCACTTGTCCAGTACTTTGTCTTAGACGATCTAAAAAACAATCCCGCAGAAGTTCTTACGCTTTCCAAACCGTGGTTCTCACAGTAGTCAAGCAATGCTCTTTTGAGGATATCCTGTTGTCTCACAAGTTTATCATCCTCAGTCTTAAACTTTGCTGATAATACTGACCGCTCCGTACGTATCTTTATAAACGCACTGGTCATCTTCTCAGCTCTATCATCGCTCATTATACTCTCCTTTGCCTATCGAGAATTTATATATAGTATCTATTGATACACTAGTCAAGTACCTCGTTGTAAAGATCTATTAACTTTGCGTGAACGTTGATTCTTTTATCTAATAACCTGTAAACGTGTTTTTCTGCGGCAGATCCTTGTAGTTGTACCACCGTAGATTTATGTACCTGCCCCGATCTATGTACCCTAGCATTAGCTTGCTCATATGTTTCTAGTGAACTCGTTGGCCCCCACCATACCACTGTGTTAGCGGCTGTTAACGTAACACCGTGTGCGGCGGCTTGTGGCTGTATAACTAAAACCTTTGGGTCTGGGGTAGTTTGGAAGGTTTTGAATATCTGTGTACGTTTAGGTGCAGATACATCTCCACGTATAACCTCGGTTGTTATACCCTCTGACCTTAACTTATCTGTCAAGATATCTATGACATGCCTAAAGGGTACAAACACTAGGATCTTTTGGCTTGATTCGTCGATCACTTCTCGAAGCACTTTGTATCGGTGCTTGATGTCAAACTCTAATGTAGACCCATCGTCAGTATACACAGCACCTGCGGATATTTGTAGGAGTTTGTTTAAGCTCACCGCCGCGTTTATGGCTGTGACTTCTGCCCCTGTAATATCCATAACCATCCTGTCTTTGAGTTGTTTGTAGTATTTCTTTTGCTGTCGTGTAAGTTCTACTTCACGCTTCACATACACCATCGGTGGTAAGTCTAAGCACTCTTCTTTTGTGAACCGTATAGCAGGTTGCAGTGCTTTAAACACCACCTCTGTAGAATCGGGTTTTGGCCTCCAAGTAAACTGAGATACCCTGTGCATGACCTGATCTTTAAAAGATCCAAAGAACCGTGGCACTGATCTGGGGTTAGCCATCTTAGCTAGACCATACGCATCGGTTGGGGATTGCGCGGCAGGCGTACCTGTCATCATCCATAGCCATGTGTCATCAGTAATTAGTTTGTTTAATGTCTTCCATCTTGTTGTCTGAGCGTTCTTGTAGTGTGTGGCTTCATCAACAATGATTAGATCAAAGCCCCCCTTCTTTATCTCATCAGATACAATGGCAACGCCGTCGTAGTTAATGATTACATACTCAGAGCCTTCTCCAATAATCTTCTTGCGTTTAGGTGATGCACCATATGCTACAGATACAGTTCTATGTGTGGCAAAGGTAAACAAGTCATCACGCCATGCGCTATCCATGATTGACAGCGGGCAGATAACCAACACCCGCGTTATTATTTTCTGTTGCAGCAAATAGTCCGACGCCCATATTGCACTAGCTGTCTTGCCAGTACCCTGTTCGTTAAAACAAAAGGATCGCTTGTTCATTGTCAAGAACCCTGCGGTTACCTTTTGGTGGTCAAAAGGTTTGTGTTTACCTGTCCACTTGTACCGACCCTCGATGGGTGACGGGGCTTTTATATTTAACGTCTTAAGGCTCGATGCTTCTTCAAGCCCCCAGTTAACTAGCACCTTGTTGTCTGGTAGTTGTTGGCTTTTTGGTATGAGTGCTGTAACTCTGTTAGGGTCACGTACTCTAAGCAACAAAGCTTTGTTGTCAATAATCTTCAAAATACTCTCCAGTATATTTTATTTTTTCTTTTTCTTCTGACCGTTTCTTGCGCGGTTCTTTGAAGGGCTTTCCAGTTTAGTACCGTCTTTGTTACTGCCCCCCTTACTTAACATCTTGTTGTGGCTTACGTCTTTACCTTTGCGGTCTATTTTTTTCTTGTCGTAAGCACGTCTGGCGCGTTGTCGTTCCATCCTATCTGGATGTTCCCCACGCTCTTTTTGTTTTTTATATTCTTT